AGTTTTAGTGCTCCAGCAAACGCAGAATATAAAGAGCTAGCAGGTACTGCATATGGCGAAGTACTAGCTAAGAAGCTAGGCTGGGATTTAGAAATACTAGCACGCCAAGGATGCTCTAACGGTGGCATTAGAATTCAAATTGATGAAGTGCTTCGTCAGCGTCCTGCCTTTGCTATTATTGCTCCTACATTTCATGATCGTATGGAAATACCAGCTAGTGCGGCTCCTTATGTTCCTCCTAAGGATGAAAATAAAGGCTGGAATAGTGATCTACAACAACACCTACAAAAAGCACACTTAAATGGTTACAATATCGAAGCAGGGATTAACAATGTTAATTACGGCAACAATCCTTATACAATGATTTGTGAAACTATTTTTAGTCTTGCAGAAAATTATAATCATCCTTATCGTGCTAGTAAAATTGATAAAGGCACACAAGCCGCAGTTAAACAATATATTAACTTTATGTATGATTCGGAATGGAAATTGCAAATGGACCGTTGGATTATTCGTGACGGTATAATGCAACTGCACTATGCTAAAATTCCTTTCTTGGTTGTTGCTTGTAATCTTTGGACCAGCAATGATGTTCGAGAGTATTTTCCTGAAGTAGTTCCTGATCGTTGTTTTACACTTGACTTTGAAGAAACTCCAGCATATGCTACTAACAAATGGTTCTTTGATAAAACACTAGGCTTTGATCCTGGTTACCACGGAGATCCAAAAAGCCAGGAGTACCTTGCTGATGTATATTATAAAATAATTAAGGAATATTGGAAAATATGAGAATACTAACATTAGAAAACCAGCCATTTGATATGACTGAACTGCCTGAAGAGATTGAAGATCTTCGATTTTCAGTATTAGACAACAGCGATGCAAAAAACCCTGACTTCTTTTTTATTCCGTTGATTTTTCTAGAAAGTTTTAACAGTAGCGCATTGGTTTTGCGTATTGCAGGCAAACAAATTCGTATGCCGTTGGATTGGCAAATATTGATTGGTGAGGCTGAGTTCGGTGACCTTGAAGTTGTTCCACTAACTAGTATCAATGATAGAGGATTCAAAGCATTTAGTTTCAATTCATTGAGTAGCTTTAGACCAGAGTTTTTAGAAATCGAAATTGAAGATATATTTCAGGATGTTAAATGGTATTTCCCTAAACTCAGACCCGGACAACTGTTAGCAGTTCCGATAGAGGAAGGCGAAAAACCACGTTGTGTGTATTTTGTAAACGATATCAGCAGACAAAGTGAGGTAGTTGACTATGGAAAAATCTGGTAACCCGAATCTAGTAAACGAAGAATGGATTGGCGGCGAGCTAATCAAAGACAATGAAAAGTACGAGCTGTATGATAATAAACTATTAAAAAATCTTGTACTCAGCAAAACTAGACTACGTGCAAACCAATGCACCACTGGACATCGTCATGCTGGACAAGAAGAAGTCTATTATTTTATTAACGGCACAGGTAAAATGGAACTAGACTATCGTGAGTTTGATGTAAAACCAGGAGATATTGTTCTAGTAGAGGACAACGTATTTCATAAAGTACACAACACAGGCGATTATTTTTTAGAATTTATATGTGTGTTTGATGGTAGGAGAAACCATTGAAGGCAATAGCGGCAGTAGCGCATCCAGATGACTGTGTAATATTTGCATGGCCCTTTATACAAAAGTTTAAAGATTGGGATTGGTCTATTGTTTATTTGACCTATGACCTAAAAGATGATCGGGCACAAGAAGCCGCTGCCTTTTGGAATCTGTACGATATTAAAACAAAGTTTTTAGGATTCCAGGATCACTATCGAGATTTAGAAGCAAATGAGTTGCTTACATTTGATGTAGGTCTAGCTGAAGAATCATTAACACGTAATATACGTTCAGCGGATCTCATATTAACACACAACGAAGACGGAGATTACGGACACATACATCATAAGTTTGTTAATGAGTGTGCTAACAAAACCAAAGCACCTAAAGTATATTTTGCTAGTACATTTAACAACAACTATGAGTTGGTTGCAGAACCTGTAGACCTAGCACACTGGCCCATACATAGAGAAGTAATCGAAGGCTTTCAAAATTGCAACATTGGAAGATATTATGTCTCAGAACAAGCCCAAATATATCTATGAATCACCCGACGGCGGCACAACTGTGTATGCAAGACCCATTGGAGCAGATTCAGCAGACCGTTTGAAACTACCTGACACGCCATATCAAAGAGAGCAGACTAGATTGCATAACGAACAAGTACTAGCACGTGGTATGTTTGAGCTAGCTCGCTCAAACAAGGGCTTGCGTAAAGCACTAGACCATGCTATAATGATTTATAACTTGATAAAGAATGACCATGGATCGACTAAACATACGAAATGAAATGAGTGCATTAGATTCAAAGAGACGAGAGTACTTTGATGAAATGACCAATGAGGAGCAAAAAAAGTTTGCTCCGTTCCTTATGATTCGCTGGGGTAGCAGTGTAACAGGCGACCCGATCCTGCAACAGTATTATTTGGCGAGTTGTAACGAGCGTTTAAACAAGCACTTCTTTGATCTCAGTGCCAGTAAACACAAAAAGTTTTTATGGTTATTGAGTACAACAATAAGTCCAGGTATGGGCAACTGTTATCACAAATGGATTAGTCCTAAGAAGAAGACTAACAACAATAAAGCGATTAAGTTTTTGCGTAGCATTTATCCAGAGCGCAGTGAAGAAGATTTAGAGCTATTAGCAAAAATAAATGATAAAAAAGAACTTAAAGAACTAGCCAAACAAGCTGGAATGTCTACTCAGGAAATTAAAAAGGAATTGGGGTGATACAACGTTTGGTTTCTAATGGTTGCAGTTATATGCATGCATACAACCGAGGCGGCGGTCATATAGATTTAGCTACCAGACTAAACATAGCTGACGCTGTTAACCTTGCACAGTCTGGTTGTGCAAATGATAGAATCATCCGAACAACTCTTAAAGATAGTTACCTAACAGATAAACCAACATTGTATGTGTTAGGAATAACATTTGTATCTAGGTATGAACTTCCTATTTTAAAACTTGAAGATAATGAAACAGAACACACATCATTCGAAGGACGTTGGACTAATCCACAAAACCAAAAGTTTTCTAATAGATGGGATCATTTTTGGTCTGAAAAAGATACAGATCAATTTGTTGCATTGAGAACAAAAGAAGTTTATAGCGATATAGACAAGTTAGAAGATTTAATGTATAGATTAATCAGTCTGAAATCGGACCTAATATCTAGAGGTCATACAGTATTGATGTTCCAGCAAGCTGATTCTATTTTTAAAGACTTTCATGCATCAAATCCAAGATTAAAACTTTTTGATGCATACCCAAATTTTATTCAAGGACTTAAATGGTGTGCTATACCTTGGCAACACGAACAGGGCGTTCCTAGTCAAGACTATGCTGGGGTCAACAAATATGGTAAAACACCGGAAGAACTAAAACATCGAAAACTAGGCGAACACAAAATACTTAATGATTTCTTGACAGAGTATATAAAGGATAATATACTAGAATGATACAGGAGATCTTAAAGACTTGGCAAGAGAATTCAAGCGACATGACTGATACCGAAACACAGCGTTATGTTTGCAAATATTGTGATAAATCTTATCGCAAGGAAAGTACTCTTGCGGCACATCTATGCGAGCCCAAACGCAGGTATCAGCAGGAAAAAGAACAAGGTGTGCAAATGGGTTTTCAGGCATATCTAAGATTCTATGAGCTTACACAAGGTAGTGCAAATTTAAAAACATACACACATCTGGTAGAAAGCCCATACTATAATGCATTCGTCAAGTATGGTAGACACTGCCAGTCGGTTCGGTGTGTTAACTTTAAAAGTTACACCGATTGGCTTCTCAAAAATAACAAGAAGCTGGATCATTGGTGCAAGGAGGATCACTATGTAGAATGGTTAAGCCAGTACTTGCGTAACGAAAGTGTACAGGATGCGCTAGAACGTAGCATCCGTGAAATACAGCGTTACGCAGATGAAACTGATAGTCTCCAAGATGTAGACTATTTTAGATATGGCAACGCTAATAAAATATGTTATCATATAAGTAATGGTAGAGTCAGTGCATGGGTAGTATTCAATTGTGACTCGGGCATTGAGTTTTTAGAACGGCTCAATGAAGACCAGCTCAAAGTTGTGCTTCCATGGATTGATCCTGAGTTTTGGCAACGTAAGTTTCAAGACTATCTCGCTGACCGAGAATGGGTTAGAGAGATTTTAAAGCAAGGGGGATTCTAGTGGGCAAACATCATTTGAGTAGTACTGATTTAGTTACAATACAGGTAGTTAAAAATATTATTAATAATTGGGTATATCCGAAAACATTATCTACCGAAACAGCATTGACATGGTTACAAGATTATGTTACTAATATACAACAAGGTAATTCAGTAAGTTTAACCGGTGACGAAACAAAACATAAAAATGAACAAATTTAAAAGTGATATTGATATTGACTTTGGTGATCGTACTCGAGTACTAGACATACTCAAGCACACACCAGCTAGTATACACAGAAACGGCGAGATTGTAAAACATAACACCGGTGTTTACTTTCAAACCGTTCCTGTGGATCCTTTTAGCGGACTTTGCTCTATAGATCACAAAGCCAGCGAAGATCGTGGTTATATTAAACTAGACCTACTCAACGTGCATGTGTACAATCAAGTTAGAGACGAAGCACACCTAACAGAACTGTTGACCACTCCTCCACAGTGGGAACGACTCTACGAACGTGAGTTCTGTGAGCAGTTAATTCATATAAGCGATCACTATGATACAATGATTCGTATGCCTGAAATGGTAGACACTGTGCCACGACTAGCAATGTTGCTGGCAGTGATACGCCCAAGCAAACGACATTTAATAGGCAAACGTTGGTGTGAAGTTGCTGAAACTGTTTGGGACAAGCCCACAGATGATGGGTATTATTTTAAAAAGTCGCACAGTGTAGCATATGCGAATCTAGTTGTAGTGAATATGAACTTAATCAGTCTTGCGAACTAGCGTAATACTGCGACGTTTAGTACGTTTCTGACCTAGTGTTTTCATGTTTGTTGTGGGACCAAAGCGTATGTCTACGTCTTTGCTGTTCATAGTTTGAATAATAGATTTAAACTTTTCCCAGTCTTGTTTTAAGAAAATATTAATAGGAATCATACGATTTGATTCCCACCACCAAATTTCTGCTAGATCTAAGAAATGCATCTTATCTTCTCTAGTTCTTAGCTTACCATAGTCGTACATTGTTGTGATCTGCTCGTCTGAGTTTTGGATCACACCGATATACTCCAACCCGCCGTATACTAGGTATGTTAAAAATGGATATTGCTCTAAGAGCTCAGTGATGTTTTGTTGCGTATACAATTTTCTTATAAATAGTTAAAACAGAGCGATAAAAAAGCCCATGCAAGTAATTCACAGTTATTTATATACGCCAAAAATTCGAATTATTATTTCGGATATGAGCATAACAAACAGACAGGAGCGCCGAGTGTATAACCACGTAATTGAACTGTACAAGGGTACGGATAATCCTGTGCAGGTGAGATTCTTAAACCAAGATCAGAAGAAAGTAGACGTAACCAACTACACGTTTGTGGTTGCTGTTATGAACCCTGATCAAGGACAAACGATTTTTAATCCAACACTAACAGTGAATGATGCTGTAAATGGACAAGGAACAGTCACATTTACAGAAGAAGAACTTGCGTCTTTAGACGCAATGCGATATACGTTGGCTATCAAAGGCACAGTCAACGGTGTAGAGGCTCCTGTTTACAGCGATGACAACTTTAACATGAGTCTGGATCTACATGTTAATGAAGGTTTCTTACCACAGGCGTAAAATTTTAAAGCATTAAAATTTGCACTTAAATACCTAAGCAAGTTATAGGTATCCCAATGAAATTAAATCTTGATCGTATTCACGAGCGTCAAGCTCGTCTTAGTTCTCACCCGTTATTTACTGGTGACTGTTTGAAAACATTAGACGAGCTACACGTTTTTATGGAACATCACGTGTATGCAGTTTGGGACTTTATGAGTCTCATTAAATCCTTACAACACCATGTATGCCCAAGCACAGAATGTTGGGTGCCTACACCATGGACTCGTGCAGGACTTGCTCGTATTATTAATGAAATAGTACTGGGCGAAGAAAGTGATATTGACATGGGAGGTCATGGATCTATAACACATCATGATTTGTACGCACAGGCAATGCTAGAAATTGGTGCAAACGGACGTAACTTTGAATCTTTTATTGAACTGGTAAGATCGAGCGGATTTGATGACGCAATGGAAAACTCGCATGTTCCTCCTGCAAGTGCTAGTTTTATGCGTACAACATTTAGTATCATTGACAGTCGAGAACCTTGGAAGATTGCAGGTGCATTTGCGTTTGGTCGTGAAACACTAATACCAGGAATGTTTCAAAGTATATTAGATCAAATGCAGATTACTGCACACGATGCACCC